CAAAACTTCACTGGGCTGGCCCATGAATTGTCCCAAATTCAAGGCCTTCCTGAAACATGATTTCAACATCGACACTTTTAAATTCGTCAAGGTCACAGAGGTTGACGGCGTAAAGCAGTATGAATTTGAGATTGTTTTTGACGACGAGGTCATCAACATGGAAGGGAATGTGGAGACACTAGCCCAACAATTCTTGGATGGATATAGAGCAAACACCGTGTGGAGGACCAATCTGAAGGATGAAGCATTGAGCTGGAAAAAGATTGATGCTGATAAGATCCGCATCTTTGCTGGCGCGCAGACTCCATTCGTTATTTTGACCCGAATGCTAACCATGCCACTGTTGAACATCATGTCGTGCTTTCCCAAGGAGTTTGAAAGTGCAGTAGGTATTGATGCCACAGGCAAGGAATGGCAATTTTTGTGGGACTACATCTCAGAGTACGGCGAGGATCGCATGGGCGATGGCGACTTTTCGGAGTTTGACATGCATACTGATTCTAAATTCACAAGTAAGGCTTTCGAGCTCATTCGGTGGATTTTCGAAGAATGTGATTGGCCTGAGGATCTTCTGAGTATTTGGGATGGAATAGCGACCGAATGCATTTTCCCATGGTATGAAAACGATGGCTTGTTATATCAAGTCTTGCGTTCCAATCCATCGGGGCATCCACTAACAGTCATCATCAACGGCTTTGTGAACTCGTTGTATTTGCGGTATGCGTATTATGCGATGCATGATTGCGACACTGTCGGAGAGATTCCCCTGTTTCATGAAAGAGTGAACCTAGCTACTTTTGGAGATGACAATACTTTCAATGTCCACCCAGAAGAAGATTTGTTTGGAATGAACACTATTGGTCAAGAGTTATCCAAGATCGGAGTGGCTTATACAGATTCCACAAAGCAGGTCACTGAGAAGCGATTTAAAGGTGACATCACGTTCTTGAAGAGAGGCTTCCGGTATCATGAGGTGTTGGGTGCTCGCGTCGGCAATTTGGACTTGAAATCCATCTGGAAATCACTGGCGTTGACTCGAAAACCCAAGAA